CCTGTTCGACATCGCCGATCCCTTGAACCCCAAGCGCATCGACGTCGTCAGCGATGATGGCTTTGCCTACTGGCACTCGGCCACCTTCAACAATGACGGGGCCTCGGCGGTGGTCGTGGTGTTCGGATCGCCGTCGCTCACGGCTTCGCGAGCCACACCGGCCCCCGCCCCCGCCGCCGTGGCGTAGGCCATCTCTTTGCCCGCGGCTTTAGGCGCGTTGACCGCGAAGGGTTCAAGGAACCGGCCGAGGAACCCGCCCATCTGACGAGCGCCCTGCGTGCCGATGCGCGCGGCCGCTGCGACGGCCCCGCCCACCGGAATCGCCGCTGCGCCGAGTTCCTGCGCAACGCGACCGGCAACGCGGTCGAAGCGGTCTTTCGGCTGCAAGTCGCCGCCCTGATCGCCCATGACGTCCTGCGCCACGATGTCCCGCGGAGCCGTCAGTGCATCCCAGATGAACTCGCTGCCCATGACGGGGCGCTCGCTGAAAGGCTCCATGCCCTGCTCGCCGGGCAGGGCGTTCAGGAGCATCGGCGAGGCGTTGATGAGATCGACCGGAGCGCCCAGCAGATTCGTCGCGCCACGCGCCGCTTCTTGAGCCAGATACCCGCCGCGCCGCACGCCTTCGCTGCCATAGTCCATGATCGTGTCGATCAAGCCCGGTTCTTCAGGCGCAAAGGGCGTACCGGCCGCGGGGGTCGGGGCGGGTGCAGCCACAGGCGCCCCGCCGCCAGCCGCAGCTTCCAGCGCCTTGCCGCGCGCGATGAGTTTCTTGGCAGCGGCCACATCGCCCGCGGCGGCCGCGCGCTGCGCGGCTTCGCGAAGCTGCTCGACGGTGAACGTCTCGGCCATCAGTTGCCTCCGTTAAGCCACTGCAGTTCGTCGGGGTCCAACTGCTCTGCGGACACCGCAGGCAGGCCCGTGCCGCTCGGCTGCGGGCGGGTGTTCCCCACCAGCGCCTCGGCGCCTGCCAGCGCGCGGTCGTTGGCCCGCTTCGACATGCCGAGGGCCGCGAGGATGGACTGGTCGTTGCCGAGGGCGCCTTGGCCGAGGGCTTCGATCTGCCGCTCCAGCGCGAACCGGCTGACCTCGCCGCGCGGGTTGTCGCGCTGCGCGTTGAGGTAGGCCAGTTGCAGCAGGCCGCTGCGGATTTCTTGGAAGACCGGATTGTACGGGCCGGATGCGCCGGGGAGCGTCTCGTTGAGGCTGGCCAGCATATCGGGCGTGACGATGGCGTTCGGGTCGTCGCCGAGCGCCGCGCCGAGTTCTCGGCCGACTTGCACGAGGTTCTGCGCCACGGACTGCAGCGTGCCCGGCAAACCGGCCGCTCCGGCGTTGCTCTGGATGAGCGTCGTCAGGTCGTCGATCAGCAGGTTGCTGGTCGTCACGGTCTGCATGACGCGGTTGTAGTCGGTGTTGTTGCTGTTCGTGATGCCGAGTTCTTCGTTGGTGCCCTGCGGCGTCCCGATCTTGGCTGCGGTGCCCGCCTCTTCGGGGGAGAGCGGCTGGCGGTTGGCGTCCACGAACTGCCCGTCCACAACGAAGCCGCCGAGCCGCTGCCCGTTGCGCTCGAACGTGATAGCCTGAGGCGCGGCCTCGGCCCCTTTGTTGACGAACGGCTGCTGGCCGACCGCGTCGGAGCGGCGGACGATCAGCGGCACGTCCGACCCTTCCATGATGATCTGCTCGACCGGGATGTCGCTCATGTAGGCGTCTGCTGCGTCCTGCGGGCCGACCAGCCCTTGCTCCACAGCCCCTGTCAGCAGGCCGCCCTTGACCTGTTCGGGCGTCGGCGCGACAGGCGTTGCGCCCGGAATGGCGGGCAGGCCGTCAAGCCCGATCGCGGCCAGCAGTTCCGGGTCCAGCGCCTGCCGTCCGGTCGGATCGGCGACGACGTCCAGCAGCGAAGTCTGCAGCGCACGCTGGTTGTCTGCGGCGTTGTTGGACCGCGACGTGGCGGCGGTCGTGTCGATGCCATAGCGGGCCGTCGCATTGTCCTGATCGACGCGGTAGTAGGATTGGGTGGGGTCGTACAGGTCAGCGATGACGCCCAACTGGTCGAAGTTGTCGCCTGCCAGCCCGAGCATCCGGTCGCGCACGTCGTTCGTCGTCCGCGCACCGCGAAGCTGCTCGCCGGCGAGGTATTCCTCGGCCGAGGGAGGCGCGAAGGCCGATGCGAGGTTGGAAATGGCCGAGGCGAAGGACGGGTCGTTGAAATAGCGCCCCGCCATCGGGTTCATGCGCGTCGCCATATTATGCTCCCCATGCGTTGCCGCCGAACAGGCTGCCCGACCGGCCGATGTTCAGCCCCCGGCCCATGCCGAGGCCCTTGCCCATGAGCGCGGGGCCGGTCAGCAGACCGGAACCCAGATTCAACAGGTCGCCGAGCATCATCCAGCCTTGGCCCTTCTGGGATGCCGCGTCGAGTTCCATCGGCAGCACGCCCTGCGAGCCGCGCCGCATGGACCCGATCAGTCCGAGCTGCGCGTTGTCGCGGCCTTGCAGGCGCTGGATGCCGCCGAGGGCGTCGCCGAACCCGCGGAACGTGCCGAGGCGGCGTGCGCGGTCCATCGCCGTCGCACGCGCGTCGTCCTTGGCCGCTGCCTCGTTCTGCACGACGAGGTTGCTGCTGGACTGCGGCAAGGCCGCTGCGGGCGTGGCGGCCGGTTGGTCCATGACCTGCGTGAACATGCCGGTCAGATCGGTCGCTGCCTGCTCCTGCTGGCCCTGCATGTCGTCGTAACGGCCGAGCGCCTGCGCGGTGATCGCGGCCTGCTCGTCGTCGAACTGCTTTTGCCGGATGCGCTCGGCCATGTTGGCGGCGTTGACCGCCGACGCGGCCTTGTTCGCGCCGATCGTGTTGGCCGCCATCGATCCGGCGGTGAACAGCAGGGGGAGAAGAAACGGAACAGCCATCATCGACCTCCGACTCGAACGGCGCTGTTGGACGAACCGAACAGGCCGGTGTTGAAGCGCGGCTTGGGCCCGTAGCCCGCCGCATACGCACGCTCGAACGCGGCCTGCTGCGAAAGCATGGCGGTCGAGTCCTGAAACAGTTGCCCGAGCGGGCTGTAGGTGGGCGGCGTGGACAGGGCCCGCGCACGCGACAGAGCCGCGTTGGCCGCGCCGGTATTGTCGCCGGTCAACTGCAACTGCGCGACCAGATCGCCGCGGGCCTGCTCGACGTTGTTGCGGGCCGTGGTTTCGTACTCTCGGCCCTGATCGGTGATGTCCTGCAGGTTCAGGTCGTACCGCTCTTGCAGGTCCGCCGACTGCTCGCCGCGCGTTGAGGAATCGAGGTTGCCGGAACGGGCCAGCGCGAACGTCAACTGCTTGCGCGCGTCGGACATCTGGTCGTCCAGTTGCGGACGGGCGTAGTCCACGAAGGACTGCCGCAGACCGCCGAAATAGTCGTCGTCGAACTGGCCGAAGGTGTCGTTGATGGACGACGTGCCGGCGCGGATCCGGTCCTGCCGCGCCACTTCGTCGGCGCGGGCCTGCGCGGCGGTTGCCTGCGACTGCTTGGCTGCCTTGTTACCCACGAGCGATGATCCGGTGCTGATAGCCTACGCGCGATGCGCCGAGGCGTTCGTAAAGACGCGCCGTCCGGTCTGCCATCTGTGGGTTGTCCGTCCCGAGATAAATCTCGCGGGCCCCGACAATGTTTCCCCACCGGATGTAGTCCAGCAGCAGTTCAGCGGCTGCCCGAGTGCCGCGTTTGTCGGGTCTGACGTACAATATATCCAGATTGACGAAAACGCCAGCGCAGAACGCATAGCCGTGCAGGCGGCCGCCGAGGAATCCCGCGATTTCTCCTCGGCTTGTCTGCCAAACGGTCAGCAGATCGCCGTTGGAAATGCCTTCGAGAAACGACGCTTCAGCGATATCGCGGTCGAAGGGCAGATGCGAATGGGCTTCGACCACCTGCATCTCGGCCAGCGAAAGTATCGCATCCATGTCCTCCTTGACGGCGAGGCGGACGGGCATCAGCTATCCTCTTCACCATCGGCCGTGAAGTGGATCACCGCAGAGCCCAGCACCGCGGGTTGTGTCGAACTGGCCGGGGCGATGGAGCGGAAGCGCAGGCTGAGATGCGTTCCCGATCCGGTCGCGTCGATGCGTTGGTGGCTGTAGGTGGTGCGGCTCACGCGCGCCACCTCGTCCTCGGCGGCGAGGTTGTTCGGGTCCATCGCCAGCGCGATCGACCACGACCCGCGAACGGCCATGTCGATCCCGTGGACGTGCTTCTCGCGGAACGGCTCGTTGGCGTCGAGGTAGGGCATCCACGCCTCGGCCGTTACGTTGTCGCTGTACTGCTGCGCGACGCCGGTGCCGCCATAGACGTAGATCGTCTCGCCCGAGCGCAGCCATACCTTATCGTTCCAGGTCAGCATGTCCTCGACGACAAAGCCCGGGCGGTACTCGGACCACGCCGACACCTTGGACGCCGAGAAGTAGGAGAACACGAAAATCCGGTCGTTGACGGCCATCCAGAACCGGCCGTCGCGCGGCTCTATGACGCCCACGGCGTTGGCCAGTGTCGCCTCTCCAAGCTGTTCGCGCAGGCCGAGCAGGATGGGGTCGATCGGACTTCCGATGTCGGTCGTCGCGGCCGAGTTGGAGCTGTCGCGGGCGCGGAGGGACCGGATTCCGGAAAGGTCGAGGTAGAACAGGTCGCCGTCGCCGAACTGGGTCACAGACCGCGGAGCCACGCAGCCGGTGCTGTTGAGCACCTGCGCCTGCCTGTTCAGGGCAGGGTCGGGGTCCACGAACCACGTCTGGATCGTGCGGCGGCTGAACACGGCCATGTACTCGTCGTAACGGCCGAGGCCCGTGATCGCCTCGGAACCCTCGGCGTGCGTGGACATGACGATGAAGCCGTCGCCCGTTCCGGCACCGGCCCCGAAGTCCGTGCTGCTGCCGACCGCGCTGAAAAACAGCGTCTGGCCCGAGCCGACGTACATCTTCTCGGTCTGGGTCAGCAGCGCGTTCGGCCTGCTGCCGTCAACCTGCGGCGGCGCGGACGCATCGGTGACGCGGGTGCCGTTGTAAAAGACGTGGCGGCTGCCGTCCGCAAACTCCCCGATCGCCATGATCTGCGACCGGTAGAGCGCGAAGAACGGGACGCGCACCAAAGCCTCGCCTCCGGGATGCTGAAGCCGCTGATACGACACGCCAGCCGGCAGGGTCGGCGCGGCTTGGTGGCCGAACACGACCAGCCCGGCCGGGGTGTATGCCATCGACTTGGTGAGGCCCGTGGGCAGGTTGTAGACAGGCACGAAATCGGCCCGCTGTTCGATCTCGCCGCCGCGCGTGATGTGGCAGTCGATACCGCGCATCATCGTGCCACCGGGCGACGTTTCGTGCAGGCGGCGGACGTCGAGGCCGCCGGTGAACTCGCGGATCCAGATCGTCGGCATCAGTCGTTTTCCCGATAGTGGACGCGGGGCGGCCCTTTCGGCTTCCACTGGTTGCCCGACGCCCCGCCGTACAGGGTGAACGACTTGATCTTGGACATGTTGCCGATGAGGCTCGCCTCGCGCTGCTGCGCCAGTTGCAGCTTGACGCCGGCGTCCTCGGCCCCGCGTGCCGCCAGCGTCTCGGCGGCGGCATAGAGGACGATCAGCCGGTCGTCCAGATCGGCGCGGTCGCTGTCGTTGACCAGCGGGCGCAGGGCGCGGATGCCCACGACCTTGATACGGCCCTCCAGCGATGTCGTGTTCGCGTTGTCGGCGGGCACGGGCCAGAGTTCGATCTGCTCGCCCTCGTAGACCTGCCAGCGTTCGACCGGCCAAGACCGCTCGTCCGTGTCGGAATCCCAGACCGAATAGTGCTGGTCGCTGATGCCATCGGCCAGTCGGCACCACTCCTCGCCGTAGCGCACCGTCAGCGTTTCCACGCGGTCGATCACGATGTCGTTGGGGGTGTCGTAGTACCGCTGGCCCGCCTGCACGTCGAACGTGCGCTCGACGCGCAGGAACGGCCAGTCGTGCTTATCCCAAAGCATCTCCTGCGTGCGCTGCAGGAGGTGGACCTGCTGCTCGCGCACGCTGGAATTGTGGGCGGCGTTGCCGGACGCCCGGATTTCCGCGCGGTAGTCCTGCAGGAGCTTGAGCAGGGGCTGGTTGCGGGCCATCCGGGCCTCCTATCAGTTCATGACGTTGTCGGCCGACTCGGGCTCGTCGTCGAACAGATGCGTCGCGTCGTTGGTCGCCGGGGCGCTGTCGGTCAGGGGCGCGGGTTTCGCCGCGGCCTTCGGGGGCTTGATCTTCTTCGGCGCGACGGGCTCGGCGTGCTGTGTCGCCTTGAACAGCGTCTCGTCGAGGCCGAGGTCGGCGATCTCCGTGTGCAGGACGGGCGTGAAGCCGGGATAGACCTGCATGACGATCGGCTCGTTGTCTTCGTTCTTGGCCGGATACAGGGCCAGCAGTCGGTCGCGCTCCTCGCGCGGGGTGCGCTTCACCGTTTCGGTGAGCGGCTCGATGTCAAAAACCGAATCCGAGCCGTGGATCGCGCAAAGGACAGCGATCTCGGCCGGAGTGACGCCATACTTGGGCACCGTGGTTGCGCGGTCGCCGCCAAGCGCCAGCATTACGTTCGCGAGTTCCATGACTTCTCCGTTTTGCATGGGTGGGTAGGAGGCGGGGGCCGGTTAGCCCCCGCCAAAGGGTCACGAGATCAGACCGTTGGAGCGCATCGCGACGAGAATCCGCTCGATCTGCGCGTTCAGCGAAGCGATCGAGTTCCGGACTTCGGCCTGCACATAGGTGCCCGAGATGGCCGCCAGAGTGGTCGAAGCGGTGCCGCCCGAGGAGTCGGTCAGCGACGCGATGGCCGGATTGGTGCGGAAGCCCGGGCGGTCGTTGCCGGCGCGGCCGAGCTGGACGCGCAGGAAGGAGCCCGCGGCCCAGGTCACGCCCGTGTTGTTGGTCACGGTGATGTCCGAGGCGCCGTAGGTGATGTTGATGCGGACGCCCGCCCCGGCTTCGGGGTAGACCTCGTTGTCGTTCAGAACCGCAGCGCCGTCAGCCGAGGCGTTGGCCCCGGTGAAAAACGCCTGGTTGGTGCCCGAGGGGTAGGCGAGGGTGACGGTTCCGGCGTTCGCGACGGCGCTGGCGAGAACCGCAGAGGTGACGACGAAAGACATAGCTGTCTCCTTGCTGGTATGGGGTTAAGCCGGGCCCGAAGGCCCGGCCAGCTCGTCAGGCGATGTCGTAGACGCCGCTGGAGTTCAGGCGGTTCGCGATCATCACGGCCGTGGTCGTCAGGCCCTGGTACATCACGAAACGGTTGTGCGGGCGCGCCGGGTTGGACTTCTTCTTCTTCTCGCCGGTCATGTAGAGCAGCTTGATGGCGCGCATGTCGATGTCGTACATCCGCTTGGCCATCCCGAGGTTGTCCAGCGTCGGATCGTACTCGATCTCGATGCCCGCGAAGCGGACCTTCGGCATCGCACCGTCAACCGTGCCGTCGCCACCGGTCCAGCCCGTCTGGGCGTAGTTGCCGTTGGCGCGCAGTTCGGTTTCCAGCGCGTTGATGAAGTCCGAACCCGCGAACTTGCGCGAGCGACGGTTGCCCGCGAAGCGGCTCAGTTGGCGCTGCTCGGCCTGCAGGAACTGCAGGAGGGCGCCGCCGTTGGAGGCCGACGAGGTGATGACGTTGTTGCCGGTACCCGCAGCGAAAGCGGCTGCGGTCGCGGCACGGTTGCGCCACCAGGTGTTCGTCACGCGCGACAGGCCGCCCGTCGAACCCAGCGCCGGGTTGGCGAGGATGAACGACTGGATGCCCGCGATGGCCTTGGCGTCGGACGAACCGTCGCCGTGGACCAGACCGTCAAGACCGGCCGAGTAGTCCTCGTCCATCTCGTTGATCTTTTCCTCCAGCATGTTCGCCAGAGCGTGCTCCTCGCGCGAGTCCTTCATCGACGTGCGCTGCGACGCATCGGTTTCGACAACCGTGATGCCGTCGTGCTTCAGTTCGGTATGGGTCAGGCCCATGCCGATGAAGTGTTCGCGCCACGAGAAGTTGATGCGCTTGTTGTTGGCCGGGTTGCCGTAGTTCACCACGTCGTCGTGCGTGTAGCCGGTGAGCGTCAGGCCGCCCTGACCGGACTTGACGGCGAGCGACACGGAACCTTTGCCACCCGGGAAGGTGCCAGCAGCCGAGTCAAATGCCTTGAGCATCGGCTTGTTCTGGATGTTCTGCGCGTAGACGGTTCCCTTGTCCATGTAGAAGTCGAGGGCCGAGTTCGCGATGTTGCTGAGTTCTGCAGCGGTAAAGGGCATGGGAATCTCCTGTTAGCCCGAGGACCGCGCCGCCCGAACCACGTCCAGCATGGACTTCGGCGCCGCGGTGGGTTGACCACTTGCGACCCGCCCGCCCGTCACCGGGCGTACCTGCTGCTTCACCGGCCGCTGCATCGTCTTGTTGACGTTGGCATAGGCCGCTTCGACCATCTTCCGGGCGTCGTCCGGCGTCTTCGGCACCCCGTCGCGCTTCTGCAGCCAGAGAATCTCTTTCTGCATCGCTTCGGTCTTGGCCTCGAAATCCGGATCCCGCTGCCGCGTGACCTGCTCCCACGTTGCGACCGACTGCTGGATGGACCGAACATGCTCGGCCTGCTGACGCTGCTGCGCCTGCTCGGCCTGAACGGTCTGGGCGCGACGGCCCGACTCCTGCTGCGCCCGAAGGCGGCTCAGTTCGATCGCGGCAGCGTGGGTCATCTCGCCCTGCTGCACGCGCTGCTTCAGATCGGACGGGAGGACTTCCCCCGCATCGACAAGCAGTTTCTGCACGAGGGGCTTCAACTGCTTCCACGCCTCGGCCGGGTTGTGCTTCATCAGCGCCCGGACGACGAGGAAATCGGCGGCCTCTTCGGCCTCGATCCCGTTCTCGGCGAGGAAGGTCTGCACCTTCTCGTACTGCTGCGCCCCTTCGCGGTACTGGTTGCGCTGTGCGACCAGTTGCTTGAAGCGCGGGTGAGCGTGGAACGGAACGTCCGAGAAGTTCTCGTCGTCCGCGGTCTTCGGCTGCTCTCCGGAAGGCGGCTGTTCAGCAGGTGGCTGATCGCTTCCTTCCTCTTGGCCGGCAGGCGACGCCGAACCCTCTGCTGTATCCGCGACGGCACTGCGTACCACGGAAAGCAGGTCGAATTTTTCGCCTTCATCCTTCGGCGCGGGGGACGAATCCGCTCCGGTGTCCACCGCGCCGGTGTCGGCGATCGGTGCGTCCGTCTGGTTTTCGAGGCTGGTGGCCGAGTCCTGCCCCTCTGTTTCAACGGCCATTCGTATCCCTCCAGTGCAAGGTGGATGTGCGGGTTTTATCACGATGTCCGCCATTGTCGCAAGACAAAGCGGACATTATGGCTACATGACGGCCTGCTGGTTGTTTCCGCCCGGCGCGTCGCTGCCTGTCGGGCCGCCCGGAACGGACGAATTGTCCGCGCCCGCGCCGCCCTGATCTTCCGGCATCGCCCCCGGCGCCGGTGCCGCCCCGGACATCCGGTTCTGCGCCACGATGGCCGGGATGTTCTCCGTGATCGCTTCGGTCAGGTCCATGCGGTCGTCGAGGCGGCGCAGCGACTCGCGGGCCAGCCACGTCGGGTTGATGTTGGGCATCTGGATCAGGAAGGGCAGCATCTCCTTCCAGTTCCGGATTTCCTGCGCCTGGTTCGGCTTGCCCGACGAGCCCGCCTCGATCTCCAAGAACAGCTCTTGCGCGATCTGCTCCAGCGTCAACTGCGGCCAGACGGCCCCGTCGCCCGCGATCAACTTGACCTGCTCGGGGCTCATCTCGCGCAGCAGGATCTGGCCCGAGGCGCGGGCGATGCGGGTCAGGAAGGCGTCGAGGTCGTCCACGTTGGAATCCACCGACGCGATCCGGCTGGACTCGGCGATGGAGGACTCGGTGGCCGTTGCCTTGGCCACAGCGCCGAACTGTGCTTCCTGCGCACCCACGACAAGCTGGATGTCGGTAAAGATCGGGTTCGTCTCGTAGAGGTTCGGATCGACGCCGGGAATCTGGATTGCCTGCAGCGCGCGGTTCACGTCCGCGTTCTCGCCTGCGATGTTCAGCTCGATCACGCTGAACGGCTTGGCGTTCTGCAGGTTCACCTTGGACTCGTCGTCAAGCATCCCTCTCGGCGTACCGAAGCGCGGCCGCGCGGCCATGCGGTGCTCGCGCAGGCCCTGCCGCGTCCGGTTGTACTCCTTCTGCATGTCCAGCATGAGGCGGACATCGGACGGCGGGAACAGACATTTGGGGTCTTCCACCTCGTTGAAGGTCAGCGCGTAGATCGGCCAGAAATCCTCGCAGTACACGTCGGGCGGGCCGGGCTCTTTCAGGAACGCCGGATGGCCGTCGCAAATGATGTACACCACGCCGGCGCGGCGGTCGTAATGCTCCCAGACACAGACCATCTCGCACTCTTTGTCGCCGAGGTCCATTTCCTGCTGGCCGTCTTCGCCGGTGCGGTAGGTGCCGTCGTCGGAGTAGCGCGTGCAACCCGTCTGGAGATCGACGCCGAAAATCTCCTTCACCTCTTCCGTGGTGTAGAGATATTCGACCGTGATCCACCTGGCGCCGACGAAACCGGTCAGGCTGCGCGTCATCCGGTCGGGAATGACGCGCGTGCTGTCGGGGAAGTCGAAGATCAGGCCCTCGCGGATCAGAACGTATTGCTGCGCCTCCAGCGACTTCACCGCCAGTTCGGCCTCGCGCTTCTTGACCTCGTAGCCCTCCTTGGAGGTGTCTTCAGCGTCCACGAGCAGCGTTTCGATGTGGCGAAGCTGCGCTTGGAAGTCGGCCAGTCGTTCGGTGGTCTTCGGATCCTGATCGAACTCGCGCTGGAAGCCCAGCTTGACGTACCCGACACCGGCCGACGACGCGCGGCGGACAAGCTGCTTCATGCTGGTCTTGAAATCGACCGGCGTTTGTTCCTTGGTGAAATAGTCGAACAGGATTTCCAGCGTCCGCCCGATCTTCTGGACCTGATCCCGCTTCAGCATCCCCTGCTGGTAGTCCTGCACGAGCGCCATCGACTGCTGGAACATCGGGTCCGTCTGGACCGCCGCGGCTTTCACCGGATCGGCCATAGCCATCTGGGCCTGCTGCACCATCTGTAGCGCCGTCATCAGACTCTGCTCGTTCTCGTCCCAGACTTGGAAGTCCAGCTTGTCGCGGCGGCGCGCGATGGCCTTCGGGTTCTTGGCGTAGAGCGCGGCGGTCTTCTGGTTGATGTGGCGGCCCGTGATGTTGGCCGTGTAGCTGTCCTCGGGCCAGTCCTTCGGAGCGCCGCGGCGGGCGATCTCCATGTCCTCGCGCATCTGCTTGAAGGCTTTTTCGTGGTGCTTGCGGTCCTCGCGGATGCGATCGGTCAGCTTGGCGACGAGATCGCGCTCGGCCTTGTCCGGCTCCCTGCTCTTGTCAGCCGCGATTATGGACGGCGTTTCCGCCTCCATGACCTCCGAAGCATCGTCGGCATATTCGTCCATCAGAAGCCCCCGAACCGCGTGATGGCGAGGCTACGGTCGGCCTCGCGCTGCTGCTGTTTCACCCAAGCCAGCGTGCCGTACTTCGGCTCGCGTGACTGCTGTTCCGCCCGTTTTACCGGAAATTGATGCTGTAGTCCAAGGCCGATGTAGGAAAGGGCGTCCACGAAGTCGTCGTGCAGCCCGTTCGGGAACGCCATCATCTCGTTGATCGCCCGCTCCACCCACGGCTTCCCCTTCGGGAAATAGAGCTTGCCCATCGCCGCGCGGGCCGAGATGGCCTGCGCCCGTTGCACCTTGTCGCCCGCGGGCGTGACTTCGATCAGGTTGCCATAAACCCCGTCTTCGCCCATCCGCTTCTTCAGGAACGGCCCGATCGACTTGGAGATGTGGCCCTTCTCGGCCCACCAGATCATTGGCCCGGGCTTCTGCTGGAACATGGCCAGCATCGCCTCGACGACAACGTCCGAAGGCGCCTTCTTCCACCAGCAATCGAGCAGGTAGATGTTGCTCTGCCGGTCCACGCCGACCCGCAGCAGGACCGTGAAGTCGTTGCGCTGGCCCGTGGCGACGGCATGGTCGGAAGCGCAGTATATGCGCAGGTCCGCCTCGTCGATCTCGGCGGGATCATAGAAGTTCAGCGTGTCGCGCCGGAACAGGTCGCCGTCAGCAAGGCTGGGGCGCTGCTGGTACAGCGCCTCGAACCCGAGCGGGTCGAGCAGGCGCTGCTCCTCAAGGAAGTCGTGGCCGTAGCGATCCCACAGCACATCCCCCGGCTTGCGCCCGAGGGGGTCGTCCTCGCCCGCGATGGCGGGGAGGTTGATGACCCTGATCTTCTCGGCCAAGGCGCGGTTGTAATACTCGTTTTCCGGATCGGTGAGGCGGCCGATGATGTCGTCCTGGTGCCAGCGCGTGAACGTGATGATGACCAGCTTCGGCCCCATCCGGCGCGTCATGGCAACCTGCGTGAACCACGACCATGCCCGATCGCGGAACGCCTTGGAGCGGGCCTGCTCGTAGTCCTTGATGAGATCGTCGATGATGAGGCAGTGGGCGCCGCGACCGGTCAGCGAGCCGCCGACACCGACGAAGGTGGCCATGCCGCCCTGCGTCGTCTGCAGCCGGTCCTTGGCTGCGCCGCCGCGCATCAGCGTTACCTGCGGGAAGACCTGCTTGAACGCGGGGCTGGTCATGATCTTCCGGACCTCGGCACCGAAGTCCATCGCGAAGTCGTCGTTGTAGGTCGCGACGACGGTAGACCAGTCCGGATGCCGACCCATGAACCACGCAGGGAACCGGCGCGAGACGAGCTCGGACTTGCCGTGCCGCGGCGGCATGGTCAGGATCAGAAACTGGATGTTGGCTTTTTCGACCTCTTCCAGCGCAGCGGCCACGGCGTCGTGGTGGCGCTGGTTGTCATAAACCGACCTTTCCACGTCGTTCGGGTCTTCGGGATCGGGCATCGTGAACTTCACGAACGGCATGAAATTGGTGCGCGCCTGCAGAATGGCCTGCTGGCGCTTGAGCAGCTTGATGCTCTTTTCGATCTCAAGCCGCTTCTGATCGTCTTCGCTGATCTGCGGCTTCTTCATGCTTCGCGGAGGTTTTGAAGGCCGTTCAGGTACGCCTCGGCCTGCTGCGGATCCTTGAACGCGGTGCAGAGGCTGGCGTCATAGTCCGCCTGCGGGTCGCACACGATCCAGTGGGCGCGGCCGCGCAGCTTTGGCATCTTCCCGCCGCGGCTGATACGGGCCGCGTACTGATCGACGACCTTATAGCCCGCGGAGGCGACGCAGAGCGCGGCGTGGCCCCGCTCGGGCAGGGTGTGGTCGAGGACGCCATCGGAATGCAGGTGGCCGTCCATCAGCAGGTCGGCCTCCTCGCCCTCCAGCATCTCGCGGATGTGGCCGTGGGCCTTGTGGAACCACGAGGAGCCCTTCTGGAACTTGTGGCTCATCACGACGCGGACGGGACGGCCCCCGGGCGTTTCGACCCGGAAGTTCACGCTCCAGTGATCGGTGATGCACCCCTTCGGCAGCCACGAGTCCATCATGGACGCAAGATACGGGTTCATCTCTTCGTGGTTGCCGTGCGTCCATACGTCGGGCTTGAACATGGTGACGAAATACTGCGCCCGCAGCAGCGCGTCGGGCATCGTGCATTGCTGCTCGGCCCACATCCGCGCCAGCTTTCCGGCGAGCGGCCAGTTGTTCAGCAGATCGCCCCCGTGGCACATGATCGCGTTCATGGACTGCGCGGCCTTCACATCGGCCTCGATCAGCCGCAGCGGCGTCGCGTCGTCGTCGATATGCTCGTCGGTCGAATGGAAGACCACGAAGGGGCCACGCGGCCGCGTGATGACCGGCCAGCGTTTCGACAGCGCCGACGAAATCTTGCGCTCGGCCACGCCGGCGTGCTCGGCCCATGCCTGCTCGGGTGTCTTGGGCTCGGCCGAGAGGTTGTAGCCCACCTCGGCCAGCTTCGCGGACCCGTGCCCGTGCTTGCGGGCGAAGTCCTGCATCGCGCCGCGCGATATTCCGAGTTCCCGCGCAGCCGCCGACAGGTTGCCCCCGTGGTCGCGCAGCACTCGCTGGCGCTGCTGTACCTCGGCGGACGAAAGGTTCTTTCCCGTCATCAGGCCCCCATGAACCACTGCCACAGCGCCCGAAGCTGATCGCGCAGGATCAGGATGGCGCCGATAAAGGCCGCCAAGCCGATCACGACCCGCTTCCAGGTCTGCATGACCAGCCGCACCGCGGCCTTGTACTCGGCCTCCTCTTTCACCACTTCGGCGACTTTCAGGAGCTCTCTCAGTTGCTGGATTTCATCTTCGGTGAGGGGCGTTTGGTCCATGTCAGCCTCAGAAACGGACAGCCGTAACGGCGTATGTGGCAGCGGCTCCCGAGGCCGGGGTGATCGGGCTGGCGGCGATGTTCGTGAGCCGGATCGTCACCGTGTTGGCGGACGAAACCCACGCTTGTGCGATCAGCCCGGCATCGACGCCCGCAGCAGGCAGTCCGAGGATCACACGGTCGTTAACGGCTGCGCCCGTGACGGTCACAGTCTGGGAAGATGAACCGGCGGCCCCGATCGCGCCCCAGGTTAGGGACGCCGAGGCGGTGAACGCGCGACGCTGGACGGCGATGGCCTGTGCGGTGCGCAGCGATGTCAGGACGGCGGTGTTTTCGGTGCCCGCCTCGGCCTGTGCCTGCGTGGCGTAGGGCCGTTGCGCGGCGATCGCTTCAGCCGTGCGCAGTGGCGACATGACGACCGTGTTGATCGTCCCGGCCTGTGCCTGCGCCTGCGACGCGAAGGCCCGTAGCGCCGCCAGTTGCTGCGCGGCCCGCAGGGGCGTCATGATCTTGTCGTTGGCCACGCCCGTCTCCGCTTCGGTCTGCGAAGCGAAAGCACCGGGGTTGATGTCGCCGATAGTGACGCGCGAGTCGATGTTCGAGATCAATTCCTGAACGTCAGCGTTCAGTGAATCCCACGACACCACACCGTTCTGCAGGTTGCCATCGGCGCGGCGCACCGACGTGATGGCCGAGGTGGCCTCGGCGGTGGCCAGTGCGATGTTGGCGAGTTGAACGTCGAGCTCGGCCGCGGGCAGCGGCAGCGCCGGGCTCAGGGCTTGGTAGCCGCTGAAGGAGTAGCTGACGACGTAGGGGTTCGGATCGGCCATGTCAGTTCTCCCTCACCGCCAACCCACGTTGACCGAACCAAGGTCAAAGGTATTGGAACCCGTGCGCGTCACGCGGACGCCAACGCAGGCATCATCAAGCGTAACAACACCACCACCCGCCACGGCCCCAGTGATTGAACCGCTGGCGTAAAGTGCGCCTTTGCTGGCCGACAACCATTTATTTCCCGACATTTTTGTGATGTTCATGTCGCCGCGAAAGCTGTTTACTGCCGCATTGCAATAAGCAATATACCCGGCAGTGCTTGTGAGGGGGAAAGATGCCCCCAAAGCCACGGCAGACACGTAGCCTGAAGTCTGTACGCCGCCGCCGTCGATCAGTTGCACGAGAATGTTATCTGTCCCGCTCAACGACACGTCATCGAACAGGACGATGATCTCCGTCGCGGTTGACGGCACCGTGAAGTCAAAGTTCGTGCCGGACGTTGTGTTGGCCTGCGTTAACATCGTAAAGCCGCCGCCCGAACCCCACTCCGGCGCGGTGGCCCCCGTGTTCACCCGCAGGACTTGCCCCGCCGTGCCGACAGCAAGCCGCTGCAACGTGTCTGCGCCCGTGGCATACAGGATATCCCCCGCAGACAGCGACAGGCCCGCAAGCGACGTCAGGGCCGCGTCTGCTGCCTGCACGTCCGTGCCGATCACGAGGCCGAGGGTGGTTCGCATGTTCGCAAAACTCGTGTCGTCAAGAAGCTGACGACCCTGCGACGTAAGCGTCGTGAGGGCCAGTGTATCGGCCTCGGTGAAGTAGGGAATCTGGTTGGCGCTGCCGGACAGGCCCGCGACGGCCGTGAGCGTGGCGTCGAGCGGCTGGAAGACGGCTTCGTTCTGCGTGTTGGTCCGGAACTGCGACGCGGCGGTGCCCGAGTTGGCCGTGGCCATGCTGCCGAGGCCGAGGTTGGTCCGCGCGGCGGCGGCGTCGGCAAGGTCGGACAGGTTGTTGGTCGCCACCAGCGCCCCGCCGGGCGGCGTCAGGTCCGCCAGCAACTGCCAACGGCCCGCGGCCAGATCGGTGGCGAAGACGCCGGACGTGTGGGCCGTGGTGCAGAGGTAGAACCCGAAGCCCTGAAACACCGTCGAGCGGGTCGTGTAGGCCGTTCCGGTGCTCCACGGGGCGGGCGGATCGAAACCCAGCCGGATGGAGGCGGCCAGCGCCTCCTGCGTTACGATGCCGTTGGCCAGCTTGCCGTCCGAGCGCGTGAACAGCTTGATGAACTCGATCGTCTCTTCGGCAGAGGTGCGGAGCGCCGCCAGATCAACGTCCAGCTCCTGACCGGGCAACGTACCGTTCCCGAGTGCCTGCTCGGCCGCGGTGTAGGAGGTCTGGATCGCGGGTTTTTCCGGGTAGGCCATCGCTCATCCTCTGGACAACTGCTCGAAAACTACCCGAAAACGCCAGACAGCACAAGACAAGGGCGGCTACGGCGCGATAGGGAACCGCGCCCACTGAGGGCAGGCGACGGCTTGGATGTCATAGGAGACGCCGATCTCGGCCTGTGTCCGCTCCGTGTCGCTGCGCGAACGGGTCGGAAGGCTGTCGCGCCATTGGATGCAGAGCTCGCGCTCAACCTCAGTCGCGGTATCCACGGGTATCGGCTGGCTTGGTGTGCAGCCCGCCGCCAAGGCGAGCATTGTCAACCCGATCCCGAATCTCGTTCGCGCGCTTGCGGTCAGCATGGGCAATCTCCGCTGCCATCTCGACGTTGGCGTCGTTCTTTGCATCCGCCCGCACCAGCCACCGCCCCAGCAGGGCGGCGGCGATGCGACCGAAGAACGAAGCGACAATCGCCCACATCACACGGCCGGGGGTGCGGGCGGGGTCTGCTTCTTGGCCCAGATGGACCAGCCCGCGATGGCGATAACGCCGATGGCGCCCGCGATCTCGTTGACGAGCGCGGCGTCATAGCCCTGCCCCACGAAATAGCCTGCAGCGGCGGCCAGAAGGGCGCGCACGATGCCGCCAACCTGTTCTTTGGTCATGGTCTTCTCCTTGTCAGGCCGGATAGGACCGGCGGTTCAGTTCCCAATGCGGCCCGTCTTTGAACGATCGCCAGTCGCCGCCCCAGACGATCGCCACGCCTTCCGCCGCCGCGGCCGCCTTGATGGCGGGCGCGAGGCGGTGATAAAGCGGCCACGAGTACATCTCTTCCGTCTCAACGCGGCCGTCCTTGTCGATGTCCACCCACGGCACGAGATCGACCGCGTGGCCTGTGATGTGCCGGCTGTTCATCGTCTTGCTGGCCCCGATGCGGACCAGTTCGCGCTGCCGCGCCACCGTGCGCAGGCCCTCCGTCACGACGAAAGCGAACGGTGCTTCCTGAAGCGCCCGATCCATGACCCGGCGCAGATCGGGGTGGATCCCGTGCAGGTTGGAGAGGCTGCGGTTGTTCCAGGTGCGTGCCATATCGGCTCCTGTCCAGACTGTAGGTCGCAAAAATAGACCAAACAGACACGCGAAACAAGTCAGCGGATGGTCTTCCACCTGCTCGGGGCGTAGTAGCGGCGCGCGCTGCCCTCGCCGACGCCGTCGAAAATGGGCTGCACGCCCGGATACTTGGTCGGACCGGACGGATCCGTCACCGTGCCGCCCTCGACGGTCACTGTCGGCGCCAAGCCATCGATCGCGACGGCCCCGACGCCCGGCACGGCCTCTGCGGCCGTGGACGCGGCGGGCGGAAGCCCCGCAACCACCACGCCGCCAGCATCCGGCACCGCAGTCGCGCCCGCAGAGGCATCAGGCGCCGCGCCGGTAATGGTCACGACGCCAGCGTCGGGCTCTGCGGTCGCGGAGGCCGTTCCGGACACCGTGGGCGGCAGGCCGTCAATCACGACAGCGCCGACGCCAGGCGCAGCCTCGGCCGCTGCCGATGCGTCCGGCGCCAAGCCACCGATCGCGACGGCCCCGAGCCCCGCAGTGGCCGTTGCGGCTGCAGAAGCGGTCGGCGCGAGGCCGTCGATCGAAACAGCACCGACGCCCGGCTCCATCGTGGCCGCGGCCGAGGCCGTGGGCGCGAGCCCCGCAACGGCGATGTCGCCCGCGGAGGGCGTGGCGGTTGCGCCGGTCGATGCGTCGGGAGCCAAGCCCGCCACACTGACCGCGCCCGTATCGGGCGTTGCTGTGGCCGGGGTGCCGCCGCCCGCGCCATAGGGCACGAAGATGATGACCGTGCCGTCGCCGCCGTCCGCGCCCAGAACGTCGGGCCCGTTGACCGAAGCACCGCCGCCGCCACCGCCGAGGCCGTCCGTACCGGCGACGGGCGTAGGCGCGGACCAGTGGCCGCCGTTGCCGCCTCCACCGGAACCCCCGACGCCGCCCGCGCCGCTGTTGCCGCCGCCACCACCGCCGCCACCGCCGTAGGTGACAGCCGATCCGGTGATGCTGGACGTGACGCCCGCGCCGCCGTTGATGCCGGATCCCGCCGCGCCTGCGCCACCGCCACCACCGCCGAGGGTGGAGGACACCGAGTTTGCGCCGCTGTTGCCCTGCCCCGCCGTTCCAGCGCCACCAGAGCCGCCGTTAGAACCACCACCGCCCGAACCGCCGCTTGCGCCGCTCTGGTTCGGTGTGTCCTGTGCGCCACCGCCACCGCCTCCGACCGCGGCCGCCGGAGCGTTTGTGCCGGTGATCGAGGAGTTGCCGCCGCTGCCGCCTCGGGCGGGCAACGCCGCCGCCACGCCGCCGGAACCGACCGCAACCGTGTAGCTGGAAGCCGTCGCGATGAAAGTCGATGTCGTCAGGCCGCCGACGACGCCACCGGCGCCGCCACCAGCCGCGCCGAAGCTGAAACTGGACGATCCGCCAGCGCCACCACCCCCGACGACGAGAAAGTAGATCGTCGCGCCAGCCACGGGCGTGAACGTGCCGCCACCGGTTCCCCAGCGAAACGTCTGGCCGGTGACACCGTTGAACGTGACGTTTTCAGTGACAGTCGGGCTGCCCGTGGTCGAGCTGATCTGGCTGGTCGATCCGCCGCCAGAAACGGTGTCGAAGATCGCACCGTCAAATATGGCGGGGTCGAAAATCGGCATTTACAGGTCCGTTTCGGTGTAGTGCCTGCCTATGGCCAGTTGTCGGGCCGTGGTCGAAGATGGGGCGCGGATCGATGCGCGGGCGTTCAGCAGCGTCGTGTTGACGGGCAGATCGGTCGTCGCGGTGTGGGTGAACAGGGACGCGCCCGTCATGGCGTTCCGCAGCTCGAAGGCGACGCTCGACCCGTTGGGCGGTGCGAAGCAGAAGAAGTCCAGCACATCGGTTGCGTTCACGGCCACGCCGGTGTTCACCTTCGTCGCCGTTCCCGATCCATCGTTGTGCATGAACTGCCAGTTTGTATCGGCGGTGTCCTTGCCAAGCATGGCGCAGTTGACAAAGGCCGAAGGATCGCCGGCAAGCGCCGTGGTCAGAGCGGCCATCCCGAGCTGAACCTGGATGTCGGCAGCAGAAACCTCCACGCCGAAGCGGAAATGTTGAAACCACCCGCCACGCCCCGCGGCGTTGCCGCGGAAGTACATGGCCGATGCATCGCGCACGCCAGATGTGTTGCCCGCCACTGTTCCCGTGCCGAGGATGAATCGGAACATCGACGCGATGTCGCTGCCCGTGCCAACCGCGACATGGGAAATCGCCGCGCCGGTGCCCGTGTTGATCGCGGTCAGCGTCGGCTGCCCGAACACCCCCGGAGCCGTGCCGGTCGATGGGAACCACATGCGGATGCTGTTGCCGAAAAAGGCCGGTTGAAGCGTCACATCGACGCCCGCTTGGCCGATCGTCCGCAGCACAGACCGCCCCGCACGCCGCGCGGCAAAGACTTTCAGGATATCGGTCGCGCCGGTCGGGGTGGTCGTCTGGATCGGAAAATCGACGCTTTCGCTGATCGAGTGATCGGCATTCCACTCCGATGCCGAAACCTCGGACCCCGTATCGTCGGCCGTGGCCGTCTGATAGGTGTGGCGGATGGGCATGGACGAACCCCCTTACGAAGCGGTGATCGTGAAAACGCCGCCAGCGTTGATCGTCACGGTAAACGGCCCCGCGGTGGACGAGATCGACCCGCCCAGAGTCTCCAGATCGCAGAAGCACAGCAAGTCGTCCGTGGACGCCAAAGTGCCGTTGGCATCGGCGTCGCGCACGATGACCGCATATTTGGCCGTGATCGTCGATGCCGTCCAAACCTGATCGTCGCAGTCGAACGTCACCACGTTCCCAGAACGCGACACAGACTGCGTGATCAGCCGACCGCCGGTCGAATACCCGCCACCGGCGGCAACCTGGGCCGCCGAAACGTCCGCAAACGTCCCGTGCGTGCTCTGCGCCGGCGTGTAGCTCGACGTCAGCAGCACCATCCGGAACGTGTGGGTGTCCAAATCGAGCGTGTTGCGCCCGATCTTCTCCGCAGCCGTCCCGTAGACCCTCCAGGCACCTGCCGGCATGTCAGACCCCCAAAACTGCGCGCAAACGGGCCTCGCGCTCGTTCAGAGCACTCTCCCGGGCGTCCAATGCCTGTTCCCGAAGGTCCAAAGCCGCGTCCTTGGCCGCTGCGGCCTCCTCGCGGGCCGTCAGAGCGGCCTCGCGCTCGGCGGAACCGGTCGAAAACGCCGTTTCGCGCTCCGCAAAATCCGCCTCGCGCTCCGAAAGGTCCGCCTCGACGCCCCGAAGCCGCTCCGCAGCGTCAAGCGCGGCGCGCAACTGCGTTTCGGCGTCCTCTTTCGTCGCCGCGGCCAACGCCAGAGCGTTTTTCCCGCGATTTTCGAGCTCACGAGCCTCCGAACGGGCCGCTTCGGCACCCTCGTAGAAGCCGCGCGCCTCTTCCAATGCCGTCTCGGCCGCCGTTTTGGCCGCTGCGGCCGCGGAAAGCGTCTCGCCGACCGAAGAAACAACCGCTTCGACCCCGTCCTTTGACTGCAGCAACCGCAGCAGCTCCAGGAGATCGAGCAAATCGGCCCCGCCACGCGCAACAGGGGCCCCGATAACCTTCGTGTTCATCCCGAAAACCCCCATCAGCTTCTCGATCGGCGCACAACGACGCCGGTTCCGTCCGCACGGGCCGAGCGGTAACGAACCACCTCCCCCGTGTTCAGCGTGAGAATGTCGCCGTCGTTGAGCAGCACCCCGTCGCCGGAATCTGTCGGCGCAACGGTGGCCGCTGTCGCGATGTACACAGGCCCGCGACGGACCTGCCAGAACTCGTTACCCGAAAGGGTCACGGTCGCCGACCAGTCACCCGTGAAATCCGAAACGATGGCCATGCCAACAGCCCTCTTCTGTCCAGTGTTGGCCGCAAACTAACCGAAACGGACAGACACAGCAAGAAAAACCCCGCCAGGGCGGGGAGCCTTGGCGGGGTCAGGAAAGAAGCAGGGAGGAGTGCGTGGGGGATTTGTAGGCCGCGGTGTCGGTCGGTGTCAAGACTTGTCGGGCGGGGTGGGCGGTTAGGACGGTTCGGCTGTTAGGGCGGGGCGGGCGGATCGGACAAACAGGCGAAACGCGATGGTTTAGGGCGGTTCGGCTGTTAGGACGATTTGTCCAAAAGTTGTGGCGGCGCGAAAATTTCAGCGAAGCCCCGGCACGTGCCTCGGCGATCGCGGCGGACCGTAGCCGGGGGGTGGGCCCGGGCCGCGGCCGGTCGCCCGACACCCCGCGGCGCCCGCAGACCCGCCCCGTCTGTTACCCCGTTACAGTCCGTCGCCCTTGTTTCATTGGTTAGACGGGCAGGGGTTGGGCGCAATGTTGCGCGCATCAGTCGAATATCGCCCCTTCGTTCACGGGTTTGGCTAGCGACGCCGCGACGCTCTCGAGCTTGGCGATACCCTGGGCAATCTCTTCCGGTGACATTTCATGTATCTCTTTCGCCGGCCCTGTCCCTGTCTCGCCTAGCACCTTGTCCAGCGTGTATTTGGCCGCGTTGAACCGCACCTGTGCGGGGATCTTGTCGCCTTCCATAAGCTTGCGCAGCGTGCCCACGGCTAGCGCGGCCATGTCGTGCATCTCCGCCGTCATCCGGCGCGCAATCTCTGCCTGAACGTCCGGCCGCGACAGGACGGCATACCCGGCACGCGCGGCCAGACCGGCCGCCCGTTCCGCCTTGGCGCGGTCCTGGTGTTCCACATAAGCATCCATAAAGGCGAGCTCGCCCTTGGTGAATGATCCATCCCGGTTAGGCATTTCCGAACCTCTTTTCTAAACGCCATCGTTCACTAATCATTCAACGTACCACATTCAACGCCCGCTGTCAGTTAGTTGTCAGTTGTCCATTTTTGTCTGTTGACACGCCCGAACGGCGCGCGGTAATGTCCAGACACTGACATACACGCAACCGACAATTCGGGACACTGACATGACACACGAACCGCTTACCGCCATCGCCCTCGCCGCCGCCGCGGACTTCCGCGCCTTGAACGGCGGCCGCGCCCTTACCGCCCCCGAGGCGGAAGACCTGGTGGCGCATATCGCCTTCCGCACCGTCGCGGGCCGTCGCGGCGCCTTCACCGGCCAATCCGCGGCCGTGGCCGTGGCCGCTGTCTTGGGGGCGCGCTAATGCGCCCCCTTCGCCCTCAGACCCCGCCGCCGTGCCTTGCCGCGCTTATCGCGGAAATTTCCGCCCGTTGGGGCGTCACGCTCGCAAAGGGGATCCGCTAATGGCCCGTCCTGACTTCTGGTCGCTTGGATACCGCGCCGGCCTTGCGGGCCGCGTGTATGCCGATAACCCCTTTGAAGGCAAAGCGGGCGCAACCGCATGGGCGTTCGGCTGCAGTGAAGGCATGAAAGAACGCAACCGGCGCGCGTTCACCGGCATCCTCTCTCGCATCGCGGGGCGCGTGTGATGGCCATGCAATCCGAATGGCGCGCGGGCGGTTGGGAAGCGGAAATTCATTCCGGCCGTCTGGTCCTGACATCCCCCGAAGGGCAATGCGCCCTTGTTGAGCTGCGGGACACCGCAACGGGGCGCAACATCACCGGCGCGCAATTCCGCGCGGCTGTGAAGTCCGCGGGCGCGTTGCGTGCCTGTCAGGTGTTTTGGAAATTGAGGGCTGCAGCATGATCCGCGACGCCATCACAACCGCCCTACTTTTCGCTCTGCCCGTGGCCCTACTTTTCGTGGCCCACGGCGCCGGGTTCTGACTGTCCAGATTGGAGGATGACAATGCCCGATATTTACGACATGCACGCGGCCGCCTTTCGTGACGTGTCCGCCTACGTGATCATGCGCGACGGTGAAAAGGTCGCGACGATTGCCTTCAAATTTCCGCGCGACGGGGCGGGGCGGTTGTTCGCCTATGTCCATTGGCTTGGCTTGCCTATGGTGCGCGCCTATGCGGGCGGTTACGGGTATGACAAGCGCACCGCGGCCGTGGGCGCCGCGTCGGCCCGGATCCCGCTTGGCGCCGCGTTTACCCGCGCGCAAGAGGTTGGACTCGCCTATTGCGAGGGGCGCCCGTGGTACGACGCTTTCCCCGCTTTCCGTGAAGCCTTGACGGATGATTCCACCGGCCAGGACTGGACGCGCAAGCTCGAGCTCGCCGGGTTCACCGTCCTGCAGGCGGTGTAACGCATGATCATCCTTTTCACTCTCGCCGCGTGCCTTGCGGCCGTCTGTTTCGCAATCGCCGCGCCCGCATGGCTTATCGGGCGCATCACCGCCGCGTTCGTGCGGTTTCTTATGGAGGAATCCCGCTAATGGAAAATATCCGCATTGCGCCCTATGCGGCGCCGGAACGTGTCCGGGTCCAGCGCGACGGAACGCTTGCGCTGGACGGGATCCGGTCCCGGTTCACTGTCCAGAATCACGCCGGGTACGGATGGACAATCGCCGAACGTCACGCGGCGCCCGAGTCCGTCGCGGTTTTCAGCACTCGCACCCGCGCCCTGCAGGCGATTGCGGTTTTCTGTGAAGGCGCGACGCGGGGCGAGACGGAATCCACGTTCGACACGTGGAATCGCGCCATCCGCCTATGCGCCGCGACGGGTTCAACGTCGCGGCTAGGGTTTAAGCGCGCCTAGATCCGACACGCCCCACACGCCCTAAGAGCCCCCGCCCCCGCGCGGGGGCTTTTCCTTTTGTCCATCTTGACGCCCTACCCCTACCCGCCCCGGCATACACCCCCGAAAAACGCCCCCAGGACGCGCGCTAGGCTTTTCGGCTACCCCCATAGCCCCCGCCCCCGTTGCGCCTATCCGGCGGCCCGCCTATCGCGTGCTTGCCCTATCCGCCCGCCCCGCCCGTCACCCCCTGCCCGCCGCGGCGCAACCGCCGCGCTTGGCCTGCATGACGCGCGCGTGATGTCCTCCCTCTTGGCCGACCGGCGGGGCGGCTCAGTCCTGACCGCTCAAAAGGTTTAGGCAAAATTTTCGAAAGGCGGGGGGCTATGTTCGCGCCGGACAAAATGTCTCTTGGCCGTTGTGTGTCTCTGTTCCCGTATGCTCATCCCGCATGGCGGCGGCGCCTAAAGCGCCAGCCGCAAGTGCGAGAGCATATATATAGGCGACTTGCAGTTACGCCGAAACAACTTGCACCTGAAATTGTTTAGCCTTTTCAGGCACTTGCACACCAACCCGCAACACTTGCAACAACACTACCACCAAAGACTTGCACCTAATAAAATCAATGACTTAGCAGGTACCCCGCAACAGACTTGCAGCAACTTGCAACAGCCGTTTCTGGACAATACGTCCTAAAAACCGAAGCGGGCGAAGACTTTTTGTCCCGCCCGCCCCCTAACCGCCTAAGAGAAAATACCGCCCTCACCGCCCGTTGCGGCACCGGAGCCGCACCTTCGCAACCCGCGCATCCGTGCGTTGGACGGGTGCGCGGCCATCTCGACCAGCCCCTGCTGCGTCCAGAGATCGATGTAGGCCAATGCATCGATCGCCCTGCAATCGAACTTCTGGGCCATGATCCGCGGCCCGTAGCGGTCCTTGGCCTGCGACACGATGGTCCACGGCACGCCCGCATCCCAGGCGTCCTGCAGCGCCTGCATCATGCGTTCCTGCTCGTCCTCGCTGGCCTGCGACTGCTTGATCTCCTCGGCGTCCCTGCGCCTTGGCACGAGCGAGGATTTGTCACCGGCCAAGGCGACGGCTTCGAGGGCATACTGTTCGGTCCATCCGTCCTCGACGTCCTTCTGCTTGGCGCAGGTGAGGTTGACGACGTTCTTCTGCTTCTCGTCCTTGGCCAGTGTGAAGATGAAATCGCCCGCACCGGTGAAGACTGTGGAGCCTCGCATCGCACCGGACTTGCCGGCGTGGTGGACGCCCATGACCGCGCAGTTGAATTTCTGCTGCAGGGCTTCGCAGGCGGTGACGAAGAGGGTCATGTCCTTCTGGAGGTTTTCGTCTGCGCCGGGAATGACGCGCGAAACGGTGTCCACGACGATGAGGTCGATCGGCTTCAGGTCGGCCTCCTGCACGGCCTCTATCAGTGTCTTGATGTCTTCCGGCTTCATGAAGTTGAGGGTTTCGCGGATGAGGGCGAAGCGGCAGTTGTGCTGGTCGAGGTCTTCGAAGGGCCGGTTGTTCTCCCACGCCTGGATGCGCGCCTTGAAGCCCGCCGAGCCCTCGCGGGCCAGATAGATTACCCAGCCTGCGCTGGAGCGGATTTCGTCACCGTGCCACTGCGTCTTTCCGTAGGCGATGTGGAGGGCCAGATCGAGCGCGATGAATGATTTGCCCGCGCCCGGTGCGCCATAGAGAAACCCGAGGCCGCCCTTGGGGATGTGCCGTTCGACCAGGTACTCGTGCGGCTGCATCCCGTCTATGTCGTTGCGGTAGAGGATTTCCAGCTTGCGCTTGGGCTGTGCCTCGCCGGACGCTTCGGCATTGGCCTGGAACATGTCGCTGACCGGATCCGGCTGCACCGGCTGGAAGAACAGTTCGACCGCGTGCTTCTGGAGGTAGTTGATGCCGACGCGGAAGGGCGGCTTGGCGCGATGCCAGTCCGCAAGGGCGATGTCCGGATCGTTCTGACCGTCCTGCCAGCGTTCGCACCAGTCGAGGTAGAGGTCACGCGCCTCGTGCTCGAACCCGTCGGGCGCGGCCGCCTTGATCGCATAGGCCATGCGCACATAGTCCTCGCGGGTGGGGAACATGGCCGAGGTGTTGGGGATGCCCTCCACCGTGCGCTTCAGCGTGTCGAAGCTGTCTGCCTGCAGCGATTCCTGATCGGGCGTCTCGCGCTCGTCCGCTGAGTTGTGGACGCGCGCCTTGGGCAGCGCATCGGCCACTGCCGCAAGGAAGTCGCCGATCTGCTGCGATGTGACTTTGGTGAGCTGGTCGCGGCGCGGGACGCCGTGCGGCCATGTGTAGGGCTTGCCGGTCTTGGGGTGGTTGCCGACCGCGACGAACTGTCGGCCTTCCGAGAGGAGTTCGACCGCCGCCTTCTCTTCCGTGGCTGTGGAGAACGTGACGCGCTTGTAGGTGGTGGCCGGTGGCGCCTCGTAGAGCATCAGGCATTTCGGGTGCTGCCCGAAGCGGACATGCGCGGGGCCGAGGCGTTGCGCGGCCAGCTCGTAGATGATGCGGGCCGCGTCCTTGTCGCGCGTGTCTATGTCCACCGCGAGCAGGCCGTTGCCGGTCTTGATGCCTGTGCTGGCGCCCATGCCGTGCCAGACGTCGAGGTCGCGCTCCTGCGCTTCCATCGCCACGAACTGCATCCCGGTCCACAGGCCATCGTCGCGCCTGTATCCCGGCACCTTGCCGCGCGGATCCTCGCCGGCACGCATTCGCGCCGCTATCTGGCTGCGCTCTGCCACCTCCGCGGCCGGCGGGATGACAGGCACCAGGCGCGTATAGCCGAGGTTCCAGAGTTGGCGGAAAGGATTGTCTGTCATTGCTCTCACCCGAAGCCCAAAATTCAGGGGGCGACAGCCATCCAAGTTACGAGCCGCCGCCCCCGTGTGTCAATTCGTGTCTGCCGCCATTCCGGACAGCCTACCAGCCCGACTCGACGCTTATCCACCACCACGCGCCAAGCACAGCCGCCACGCCGCAGAGCAACCCCGCGCCCAGCCCGTACTCGTATGCGACGAACCCCGCGATGGCCACGATCGCGACCTGCATGAACTGGGACTGGGTCATTCCCGCACCTCCATCGCGCGGAGGATGGCGGGCTTCGGCTTTTCTGTGTTCGGCCAGCCTTGTCGTGCCAACTCAACCGCCAGTTCAAAGCCGCGCGCGGTCAGCACCACGGCGAAGAATTGTTCTCTCGCAAGTCGGCACAGCCCCTTGTCGATCATCTTCTCAGCAACGCGCTGCATGGCCGCTTGTGGGCCGTTTCTGACGTGCAGGGGGCGACTGTCAGTTGCAGCGTAGGCGCGTTTCAACATCAGCCGTTCCGGGCGCGACAGATCGTCAAGTCCCACCGCCTCCCGCAGCTTCCGCACGTCACCCATGATCCACCTCCGTCATATGCTTGCGCGCCCGTTTCTCCCAATCGTGCGGGTCGCGCTGAAACTGGTCCTCGGCCCATAGCTGCGGGGTCAGACTGCGGTGTTCGATCTTTCCCCATGGTTCGCAGGTCAGGTTGTGCCGCTCAACGTAGCGGTCAAACATGCCGCTTTCCTTCCACCCATCTGGGTATTTGGACGCGCCAAGGGTGGCCTCCCGCCGCTGGATCATGTCGAGGTTGCGCCCGCGCACGGTGAGGTTCAGCGCCTCGTTCAGAAGCGCCGTGCAGGTGTCGCAAGCCGTCCGCACGTCACCCATCCTTCCGGCCCTCCCGTATAGCGGCGGCGATGGCTGCGCGACGTTTGCGCCACAACCCCGGCTTGCCCTTACGGTGCATCAACGGCGGGTCAGCGATCTTCGCGCACCGCTCCGTCTCTGCGGCCACCAGCGCCTGCACCTCGGGCAGCGCGGCGAGGACGGCGCGGTCGCGGCGGACGTATTCATGCGGACCCTCTATCCACTCGGCTCCATCTTCCAGTTCGTAGTGCGCTGCCCAACAGTCCATTTCATAAGAAACGCCTCCGATCTCGCCTGCGGTGCAGCCAAGCCATATCCGTTCCGGCCCGCTCATTTCGCGTCACCCCGCAGGGCGGCGAGGAACGCATTGACCGCCGCGAATCCTGTCTGCGCCTTGGCCGCGGCCCAAATGGCCTGCGCCTCCTCCTGCGTCATGCCGTCCGCCGCACCGTTCTGCATGTAGAGCATGTCCCAAAGCAGGCGGGCGGCATCGCGTCTGGCCTCCGCCGCCTTCACCAGCGCATCCACGGGGGCGGGGGCGTCCCGGTGCGTGGCGCAGTCGGCTATGTCGCAGATCGGGCAGACGCGGACGGGGGCAAAGTGCGTTTTTTGCACATTGGTCGCCTCCACCCCGCCCGCCTCTGCGGCCCGCTTGTCGTCCATGTAGGCCATGAACTTCCGGCGCTTGTCGCTGTCCTGACGCGCATCCACGGGGGCGGGGTTGTCCAGTTCCGCTTTGATCTGGTCTATCGTCTTTACGCCTTTAGCGAAAAACTCCGCTGAAGGGGCTTTTGCTGTATCAAAATCCACCCCGCCCGCCTCTGCGGGGGCGAGGGCGGCGCGCTGGTAGTCAGCCTGAGCGTTGGCCTGTGCAGCAGGAAGGGTGTCGTGCCATGTCTCGTCGTGGTGGCAGAGGAAGCGCCCGTTGTGGCCCTGCGTGATGAAGTATTGGAACGGGTATGGCCTACCCATGCAGCCGCCTTCGCTGAACTCGCTGAACACCAGCGGCTTCACCCCCACCCCACGCGCAGGGAGGGCGGCGATGTGCGGGGCTGCATCGTATCCGTCGCGCCATGCTTTGCGGGCAATTTCCACCGCCTCGGTCTTGTCGATCAGGGTCATTGGGTTTCCTCCCGATTTCGCATCGCTTCCCTGTATCCGGCCTGAAAAGCGTTGTTCCAAAGCACCTCGGCCCATGCCTCCATGCCCCAAGAACGGGCGCGGGCGCGAATGTCGTTGGGCATGGTAAGGTTGGCTAGGCGGTAAGCCATTTCCGCATCTGCGGCCCGCTTTTCCGCGATCAGGCGTTTCTCCGTCTCTACGGCTGCGGTGTCGGTCGTAAACTGCATGGCCCACTGTGCGGCGGTCTTGGCGTCACTCATGGCTTTCCTCCGTGATGGCGGCGCGGGCGCGTTTGCCGCCATCTGCTGCAATTGCATAGCGTCCAGCGTCTCCTTCGCTGTGGATCAGGCGGGCAAGGCGAGACTGTTCGCCATACCACTCCAACGCCCCCCGCATCCGCTCCACAGTGGCGGTCAGCTTCTTTACCTCGGCCTCGGCGGCTTCGGCGCGGCGCATGTGCTGGATCATCAGTTCGGCGGCACGATCTCCGCTTTGGACAAGCTGCGCCTCAAGGTCACGGATGGCGGCGATCAGGTCCGCGAGGAGGTTGGCGACCTTTCGCTGTTTTGGACGCATGGCAAGCGCGATGGCCGCGGCTTCACCCTGCGCACACAGGTCGGTGTAATCGGGGGCGGTCATCAGCTAATCCCTCCAAGGTAAATCACGATCTGTCCCGCGCCGTCTTCGGGCACGACCACGCTTTCCGGCACCGCGACGTAGCCATCGGGCGGCGTCACCGTCATCGTCTCCGGATCCAGCGAAAGCTGCGCGTCGATCCGCACCGTGACGGTCAGCCCGTCCAGCGCCAGCTCGAACACCTCGACGAATTGCGTGTGCAGCGTGTCGTTCCGGAACGTCACCACGGCCACCGCGCCGGGCAGCGCGGTCGGCTCGATCTGCACAAAGGCAGTCGGGCCCCACATGTGCACATCGCCGGCAAAAGCGCGGGCAAAGATCGCGCTCCAGATCATCGCGCCCAGAATGACGAAGGGCATGATCCACCACGCCGTGCGAAAGTATGTCTGCATCTCGGCCTCCTCGCTTGATGGGTGGGCGGACGGGCGCCCCACTCGCCCGCCCGCGGCGTCAGGTCACTTCTTGCCTTTGCCCTTGCCCGGGTTGGACTCGTCGTGACCGTCCTCGTCGTTGCCGTGGCCGTTGTTGCAGTCGCCGCGGCAAACCTCGCCGTCGTCTTCCGGGTCTTCGACCGTCTCGCCGCCGTTGTCGTCCTCGACCGTCTCGCCGCCGTTGTCGTCCTCGTCGCCCTCGTCTTCCTCGTCGTCTTCCTGCGGATCGTCATTCTGGACAACGACCGACACCGAAGACACGTCGAAGCCGCCACCGCCGATGTCCTTGCAGGTCGGGTTGTTCGAGTACCCGCCCAGATCGACCTGGAACGCCGGATCGCAGCCCGTGTCACGGTAGCCGTCTTTCTCGTGCGCCGGCAGCCCGAACGGCCCGGCAAACGCCGCAGAGCCGTACAGGATGGCCGTGAGCGTATAGATCGTCTTCTTCATGCTTTCTCTCCTTGAGCCAAGTTCCTGCAGAAGCGCAGGGGATGGGGGCCGCGTCGCAGCCCGCACCGCTGTGCTTCAGCCCCAAAGGGCCATCGCGAGGGCCACCAGTACGATCGTCGGAAACAGGACGTTCATCCGCGCATCCTCCACGCCATTTCGATCTGTTCTTCCCGCGTCGCCGGTCCTGCGTCCCGCCGTGCCTGCGTTCGGATCCGGTTCACCTCGTCCGCGTTCTGCCGGGCCATGTACGCCACGAGGTCCATCTGCTCGTCCGTCAGCCAGAACCGCGGGCAGGGCTTAAAGCCTGCTGCCCGCAGAGCCGTCGCGCCGGCGCTCTTGAGCTCCGACCCGTTGGACACGGTCAGTCCTCGAACTCGCCGACATCGATCTTCTCAGGGACGGCGGTGAACCACGTCTCCTCCGGCCCGCCCGCACCGGCCTCGGTGAACATCATCACCTTGGCGACGCCGCGCTTGGCGAGGTAAAGCTGGTCGAGGATCCGGTGCATGTCGCGCACCTCCTCCTCGCCCGGCTCGTGGTCGAGGAACACCTCGCACATCGCCTCGGCAGTCCAGGCGTCTCCCGCGCTGCGCAGGTGCTCCAGCACCTCGGACGGCAGGAAGGACGAGGCGCGCGCTTCGGGATCGACGATGTGCTTGGCGAACCACGGCGTCCGGTCGGGCTGGGCGTGGTTGGGCACCAGTTCGGCCGTGTAGTCCTGACCGACGCGCAGGTTCAGCCGCTTGACGGCGCTGCGGGAGATGTAGACGCTCTCGCCGTCCACGTCGGCCTTTGCGAAACCGCCGTTCAGGGTGATGCCCACCACGCGGATCGTGCTGCGGACGATCTCTTGGCCGTGGTCAATCGAAGATGCCGAGGTCATCAGATTCATTGTCTTCTCCGTTACTGTCGATGGGTTCCTGAATGGGCGCGGGAAGCGGGCCGAAAAGGGCTTCAAGTGCCTCCCGCGCTGTCGGTGCCTGTCTGGTGAATTGGCTGCCGTCTTGCGTCAAAACCTCCACTGTCACAGGGCCGCCCGGCTCGTAGGCGTAGACCGCCAAGCCGATATGGGGGTAAAGGGCGCGGTACTGGTCGATCACAGGGCAACCCTGATCTTCGGCTCATGGCCCGCGCCCTGCAGAAACTGCGCGATGACCTGTTCGAGCAGGATCGTGCGGCTCCAGCCGCGCTCCTTGGCTTCCCGATCGAGCTGCTCCAGAAGATCGCGGCGCAGCCGTACAGTCGTCACGGCCTTTTCGTCGTTGTCAGGCATCCGTTTGTCTCCGTATGTATGTCATGTGTATGTCAGTTTGCCATACAAGTCAAGCCAGTTGTAGGGCAAAATCTGACAGTGTTTGTCGGCACTTCGGAAACAATCCTCATGCATTCAGTCCTTGCAATATCGGAACTTTTCCCAGCCGCTCGCCACGACCGGCAGGCCCGTCGCCCAGCCCGGCAGGTCGCACAGCAGCCGTTCGAACTCGGCGAGGGTGCCGCGGCCAGACGGGACGTCAGCCACGGCCTCGTCGTGGATCGTCATGACGATCGGGTAGCCCGCCGCCTCGGCCTGCAGCATTCCGTTGGCCATGAGATCGCGTGCGATGGCCTGCACGACGTTCTCCGTCGCGAGGCCGCCGTAGAGGGCAAACCGCTCCCATTTCTTCGTGACGCTGTTGACGCCCAAAGCGGTGACGCTCTTGCCCACCGCGCCCCACGGCGTCTCGCGGTCCTCGATCTTGGGCGCCCCGTAGGCCAGACAACGGCCGGATGGGAGGCGGCACCAGAGGAATCCGCGCCGCACCAGATAGGAGATGCAGCCATAGGTGACGATCTCGCCGGGCTTGGCCACAGCGTCATGCGCCGCCTGCTGCAGCCCCGCCCAGAGCGCGACTGTCTGCGGGTGCTTCTGGCGCCACAGAACCTTGGTGACTTCGGAGGCGATCCAGGCTTCGCGCGTGAGCACGTCGGTGCCGGTGTCGCCCCGCTCCGCGCACTCTTCGTACCGCTCCCCTGCCCGCTCCATGACCTCCGGTTCGGACGTCTCGCGCAGGATCGGGTAGATCGGGGCCATGTCGATGCCGTAGATGTTGGCCATGCTGTAGTAGGCCAGCACGCCCCCGCCGAACCCGAGCGCGAGTTCCGACGCCTTGCCGACCTGCCGCTGCGGCTTCGTCACCTTCTCGGCCGGCACGTTGAAGATGCCCGCCGCGGCCAGCTCGTACATGCCCGCACCACGGCCCTCGTCGTTGGCCACGAAGGCGTCCAGCTTCCACTGCTCGCCCGCCACCCACGCCGTCACACGGCCCTCGATCGACGAATAGTCGGCCGCGAGCAGCCTGTTGCCCGGCGAGGCGGTGATGCAGGACCGCAGCATATCCGATACGGCTGACATGGGCAGGCCATAGGTCAGGTCTATCCACGATGCGTTGCCAAGCAGAAAATCGTCCACGGCCTCCTCGGGCTCTTTGACCGTGCCGGTGCCGCGGGGCATGTTCTGGGTCTGGACCAGACGGCCCGACCAACGGCCCGTGCCCGCGCCGTGGTAGAGGTGGAGGCCGCGCACGCGGTTGTCCTTGCCCATCGTGTTCTGCATGGCCACCAGCTTCGCCGTCGAGGTCTTGGCGGCCTCCTTGCGGATCCCGACCGCCTCGCGCGCAGCGTCGGGCAGATCGGTGGCCAGCAGGTCCTCGATGGCGTTCTTGTTCAGCTTGTCGGCCGGTACGCCCTGCGTGTTCAGCCACGCCGTCAGCGCCGAGACTTGGGAGCACGCCGTGATCTCGAAGCCTGTGGCTCGTGCCATCCGGCGATCGAGCACCTCCTTTGCTTGCTCGGTAACACCCAAGAGGGCTTCGACGAGGCGGCGGTCGATGTGGGCGCCCCGGTCGTTCATCGTCAGCGTGAACTCCCAGACCTTCTGCTCGGCCTCGGACAGCGGCACCAGCAGTTTGCGGAGCGCCCGCTCCACCTCCACGTCCTGCGCGCAGTAGCTGACGAACTTCTGGAAGTCGGCCGGATCATCTTCGGGGTTCGTCCAGTAGGGGCGACCCGGCGTCTCTCCCTTGCGGGCTTTGCGCGGCATCGAGAACTTGCGGATGAGCCGCATTCCGTCCTTGTCCTTCTGCTGCTCCAGCCCCATCGCTTTCGCAGCGCCGTCGAGGCTTTGCGGGATGGACATGGCAGCGGCCTGGGCCATCGTGTCGATCATCTGGTCGATGCGCGGCACGGGCCAGCCGTGGCGGGGGCCGAGGACGACAGTGAACGCCCAGAACTCAAAGGCCGCGTTCCACGCCGCCAGCTTGCCACCACGGGCGATGTGGGCGCGTAGGTCGTCGGGGCAGGGCAGCCCGCAGCGCCAGGTCTGAACCGGCCCGTCGTCGAAGGCATACGCGGCGCAGAGCACGTCGGCGGTCGGGTCTTCAAAGTAGCGGTGCGCGCCGGTCTTCTTCAGATCGGCGGCGCTGCGAGTTTCAAAGTCGATCGAACAGATGGTCACTGGAAAATGTCTCCCTCCAAAATGGACATGTGGCGGACAATGCGCTGCCCGATCCAGCGCATGACAGGCACGGCCATCGAGTTGCCGAGCGCCTTGTACCGCGGGCCGTCCGCTGCGGGCTTGCCGCGATACGGAACGAGCGTGTGATCGTCGGGAAAACCCTGCAGCCGCTCGCACTCGCGCGGCGTGAGGCGGCGGACGGCGAGTGCCTGCGCCACCGCCGGCGACATCTGGTCCCCGCCGTTGCCTGTTCGGATGGTCGGGCATACTTCGCTACCCGCGTCGTTACCGCTGTCATTTGCGGTAAAGGCTATCGCGGGCATGACGCCTGCGTTCGCGTGGCTGTCTCGGTGCCCGCCCGCCCGCATCGTCGGGGCCAGTTCTTCGGTCGCGTCGGCCCCGTAGTCCTTGGCGCTGAACGCCAGAACGTGCGGTTTGTCGCCGCCGCCGCTGGACGCCCGCAGCGCCGTAGCGATCTTGCCGCCCAGCTCGGCCGTCGCGCCTCCATCGCGCCCGCGCAGGGCGACCGTGTGCGCCACAGCAGCGCGCTGCGAGCGGGTCAGCAAGTCGGAGATGCTGGTGTCGCGCCCTTCGGTTGGCAGTTGATCGGCCAGAGCCTCGGCATGGAACGCCACGATCGGCTGGCCACGGCCCGTGCCGTCCTCGCTGCCGTCCTCGCTGCCGTCAAACCCCTCCGCTTTCAGGGTGTGCGTCACGTCGCCCGTCACGCAGACGGGGTGTGCAACCATACAGAAGCCGTCTGCCCGGGAATAGTCATGCGACGTGGTTTCAAGGCACGGCGCAGGGTCATGCGACGTGAAGACCTGCGGCACGATCCCCGCCCCGCGCTGCGAGAACACCTCCTGATTGCTGGCCCTGATGCCGCCGACGTTGTGCGACTGGTTCAGCGACGGGTGCGGGTTGGTCAGGTCGTCCCAGTGACTGCCGCGCGCAGCGCCTGCTCCAGCATCGGCGGCAAAGCCTTTCCCCGCTTCTCGGCGCGGCGCAGAATCCCGGCGCAGGCCGTCGCGCTCAAATAGAACCGCGCAGGGATCGAACCCGTCTCTAGCACTTGCGACAACAAACACACGGCGGCGTCGTTGGGCCACTCCGAAGTATTGGGCGTCAAGGATCCGCCACGCGACTGCTCGCGCGGGTCCAAACACAGCACCAGCGTTCGACCATTTTCCCCCTGCCGCGACGAGCGGCACGTCTTCGCCGGCAAGCCCTGCAAGAAAGCAGCCGAAGGCGTTGTCCTTGGTGGAGAGGACTCCGGGGACGTTCTCCCAGACGATGATTGCAGGGGGCTTTCCGGCTGCGCGCCGCTGTTCGTCGATAGCATTGGCCAACTCCACATAGGCGAGGGTCAACGCCCCGCGTTCGTCTTCCAGGGACTCGCGCCGCCCCGCTACGCTGAACGCCTGACAGGGCGTGCCGCCGACCAGCACGTCGGGCGCGTCCACGATCTCGGCCGAAACCGCCGCAGGCAGCTTCAGCATGTCGCCGAGGTTGGGCACCTCGGGCCAATGGTGCTTCAGCACCGCGCTCGGGAAGGCTTCGATCTCCGAAACCCACGACGCCTTCCAGCCGAGCGGCGCCCAAGCGACCGACGCCGCCTCAATGCCGGAACAGACCGATCCGAACCTCATGCCACACCCATCAGGGCGCGCACCTCGTCGCCGAGGTCCAGCTCGTCGGCAGCGACCAGCACGAGCGTGCGCTGCGCGAACCAGTCGTCACGCTCGGCCAAGTGGGGGCGGTGGCGCGTCATCCACAGCCACGAGTCGAGCCAGTCGCACAGCTTCAGGACCTTCTCTTCCCGTGCGGTGAGGTTGGGCAGGTCGAAGCCCTGCGCAGCGATTTCGTCGCCCTCCAGCCGGTGCAGCAGGCCCGCCAGTTGCGGGTTGGCCTTCTTGGCGTCAAACGAGCAGTCGCAGGATCCAGCCTCGCCCTGATCGTGCGTGATGGCGTGGGCCAGCAGCGTGCGCGACGCTTCCGGATAGAGGGACAGCACGAGCAGGGCTACCCGCCCCTGGTGGCCTGCTACGGGGTCAACCGTGTCGCAGAGATCGAAACTGGTGTGCCAGCGGCGGGTGAACGAGGCGCGCCATGCGCGGAGAGTGCGGTTCATTGGAAGATGTCTCCTTCGTCAGTCGTCATTGTGGACAGCGGTTTGGGCAGGAGGTGGTAGACGCAGACCGTGGCGGGCTGCGCGTCCCATACGGTCCAGCACACATCCATCGTCGGCGATTTGCCCCGCTCGGGCGCGAAGTTCGGCCGCCAGAGCATCGGGCAGACCGCGGCAGGGCCGGTGTCGCGCCACAGCGCCTGCCGCGACGCTGCGTGCCAGTACGTGCTCTTGAGCAGCATGGCGAACGGCACGTTGAACGCGCGGGCGTGGCGGATGAACTGCTCGGCCAGATTGAACGGCGGGTTGGTGACAATGCTGGAGATGCCCTCGGGTCGGTGGGTCAGCGCGTTCACCCCGCCGCGCCCGAAACCGGTTTGGCGCAGGTCGGTGTCGTAGGTCTTCACGCCTCGGGCGTTCAGCACGCGCGAGATGGCCCCGTCACCACATGCAGGCTCCCAGCAAAGTGAACCGAACAGTTCAGGAAACGCCAGCGCCAGCGCCTCCGTACATTCTGGCGGCGTGGGGTAGAAGTCGGCTTCGGCGCGGGCATGGTCAGGCGAAGCGCCGCCGATGATGACAGAGGATGCGACGCTCATGCGAATATGTCCTCTTCTGGGGGTATCCCGTTGTTGCGCCCAGCCACCAAGGCGCGGCGCATTGCGGCGACGGGGTTGGCCATGATGCCGACG